CGAAACAGCCGTTTGCACTCGCGCTGAGTGCGTTGTCCTTGCCCTTGCGGCGCACCGAGTTCGACTGACGAGCCGACCACGCAACGTTGATGACCTTCGCGACCGTGTTGATGTCGAGGGTCGCGTCGAACGCAGCCGAGTACGCGGCGTCGATCTGGGATTCCGTCAGGGCCGCGACGGTCGGCGTGAGGTTGATAACGGAGAACGCCGCGAGGTCGATCGGCGAAACCGAGTCGACGAGCGTGATGGAGCCGGCGATCGATGCCGTACCGGTCCCGTCGTCGGTCGCGTGCCGCACCTTGACCGTGTAGGGTCCGGCCGATGCCGCCGTCACGGCGACGTCCTGCATCGTGACGTATTTGACCGGACCGCTCGTTTTGACGACCGTCCCGGCCGGGATCTTCCCAGCGTCACCCGTTACGGCGGTGCCGACGCCGGCCGAAAACCCGAAGTCGGTCGCGGTCGTCGGCGTACTGAGTTCGACGGTCCCCGTGAGGGCCGTGTTGCTCGAGAGGCGCGGTGCGCCGCTCGAAGTCTGGTCCATCGTCGTACCCGTTAGGGCGGTTTCGACGATCAGCTTCAGCTCCGCGAACGTCACGGCGTTCGAGTTCGCTACGTTCCCGGACCCACTGACCGTGCCGGCCGTCAGGCCGAGCTTCGCCGCGGTCGCACCGGTGTCGAACCCGACGACGACGTTCTTTGCGCCGCTGCCCTTTTGGCGGGACGTCAGCCGAACTTCGGTGGTTGAGGTCGACGCGTACGTGAAACCCGCGTACTGGTTAATCCGCGCGATCACGGCGGCCTGGGTCGTGTCGGTCGAGAGGAACGTGACGGTGAAGGCCGGCGCTGAGTCGTACTGGAGCGTGACGGTCTCGCCCCCGACGATCGCGTAGGTGGCCGATGCTCCGGTCGTGACGGCCGCGACGGCCGTGAAAGTCGCGGTTACGGCGCCGGCGCCGTTGATCTTGAACGAGAGCGTGTCGGCCGTCGTGATCTGGTAGCTCGGCTTCGCGACTCCTGTGGACGAGCCGAGCCGCGAAAAGCTGACGCTCCCAACGCTCGTGTCGACCCGAACGAGCACGAGTCGGCTGAATCGCTTCCCCGAGAGCTGAACGGCTCCGTTGCCGTTCCAGTATTCGGGTGCGACGGCCGAGTCGGCATTGCGGGTGCGGGCCGACGGATTCTGGCCGGTCGTTCCCCCGTACGTGTAGCCGAGTGATCCGAACGTCTGCTGCATGTCCTCGGCGCCCGTGATCTCGGTCGCGAGATTGAAGGGTCCGTTTTCGAACTCCCCCACCAGCATCGCGGTGCCGGTCCCGACCCCCGTGATGGCGGCCGGCGGATCCCGGTCGATCACGTTGACCGACTCGATGTTCAGCAGGATATCGTTGCCGGGATCGGTCGTAAAACGCCTGATGAAGTTCGCCATGGTTCGGTTTCCCTCGCGCGCGATCGAATCGTGGCACGCACGCTCCCAGGCTTCAAACGTCCGAGTCGGGACCCCCGAGGCCAAACTCGAATGTCCCGACCTCGACTTCGGGTCGGAACCCCTCGACCGGAACCAGTTTGACGACCTCGAACCTCATCTCGAGCCCCAGGTGGGCCCAGCGCCGGTTCCGGACCGCATCCGGGTCGTCGGGCCGCATTGAGGTCGCGAGCGTGAAACAGACCGTTTGGTCGTGGTAGTCGGGCATCCGGAACCGGAGCCCGTAGATCGCTTCCGACGGGACGAACGCGTCCTCGAGTGCCGCGACGAGTGACCGCCGGAGCGGCATCGAGTCGGCCCAGCACTCGACCGTAAAGGCCTCGAAGTACTCCCCCATCACCTGGAGCGCACAGTCCTTCCGTTCCTCGTCTCGCGTCGACTCAACCACGTAGGGGGTCAGACCGACCGGCTGGTATTCACCCGCACCCGGCAAGAATACGATCGACGGGAACCGGAGCTTGTCGACGTTGTCGGGCTGCTCGATGTGGACGTCCTCCGGTTTGATCCGGTACGGGATCGTGACGGGCGATCCCTTGTCACCCGGGAGCTGAAAGATGAGCTCCGAGATGTAGCGGGCCAGGATCCTGAGCGCGACCGTACGGCCGTCGACCGCCTGAAGCGCTACCTCGGGGCGGGCCGGCCACGGCGCCGTGTTGGGCGTCGCGCCGTTCATCAGGTCGTGGGCTCGTTCGCGGGTACTCATCAGGTTGCCCCGAAGGCCCGGCGGAGCTCGCGCGCGACCTCTTCGCGAATGTACTGGGGACCGAGTCGACGAGTCGTTTTGGCGAGCGGCTGGAGGCCCCCCTTCTCGGGGTGGAAGATGCCGGTCCGCTTCATCTTGGTCGCGATCGCCCACGCGACCGACCGGTACAGTTCATCAGCAGGCCGGCCCTTCGTGACCCTGCCGGACGCGGTCTGGTTTCGCTGAGACCCAATGCCCTTTCGGCGGGCCCACTCCGCGAGGGCATCGATCATCTTCCGACCGATCTTGATGTTTTGGGGCCTGACCCCACCTTCCATCAGGACCGCCTCCAGGACCGTATTGAAGATCGCGGCTCCCGCCGGAACCTGTTCGGCTCGCCACCCGGCTCGCGCGGTTCCGCGGTCGAGCGGGAGGTCGAGGGTTTTGATCGCCCCTACGATTCGGTAAGCGGCCGCCAAGAGTCCCCGCCGGGCCGCATCCGGCATCGCGCGCCCGATCCCGGCCGCCCAGGCGCCGGCCTCTTCGATCGGGATAACGGTCGAGGGCATGCCGGAAGCTTGGCGGCCCCGCGCCATCGGTTCAACGATGGTTACGCTAATCGTTTACGTCGCGGCCGCGTTTGGGTTCTACCAACACTGGGATGCTGACCTCGTGGAGCACGGGCGGTGGGACCGACCGCTCCTGGTCCTTCAGGCGTCGGTCTGGTTCGGGATCGTGCTCGTGATGGTCTTGTTCGCGGCTATCTCGGGCGCGGCGCGCGCCGGCGGTGCCGTCCAGCGCTGGCTCACCAGCTAAGGCAGCTGACGCGCCGGTGGGTCGTCCGAGATTCTCTCGAGTGCGACCGCCCAAAAGACCTGCTCGGCATTCCGGAACGGCTGCCCCAGGATCCGGTACTTCTGCGGTCGAACCGGCCCCCCAGAGCGACCGTCCTCGACGAGCTCGTACCAGAAGTCGAACCGCTCCGGAACTTCGTCCGCGCCCGTGCGCGGGTATCCGAGCCCATTGAGCTGGTCCTCCGTGTACCGCATCGAGATCTCGTCGACCCGGATGGATCCGACCGGGTACGCGCCGGCGTGGAACGGTACCCGCGAGACCGCGTCGAGCGGGCTGACGCGCGGGGTCGGGAGCAGCTCTACCCGGCTGAGCTCGCGCTCGCGTCCTTCGCCGCGTTCCTCCCCCGTCCACCCCGAGTGAACCAAGAATACCCGGTATGGCCGGATCCCGAGCTTGGTCGCGAGCTGACGAATCTTGTCGGCCTTCCCGACGAGCTTGTCGATGAGGGTTCGGCCGACCTTACCCGGCGGGAGCGGTCCGACCTTCGGCATCCGTCAGTGAACGATCGGCACGTTGATGCCGACCGCTCCCCCACCGGATTGCCAAAATCGCTTGTCGTACGGGTTCGGGATCACACCCAAGATGTTGGCGAGCCCGTTCCGGATGAAGTCGTACCGCTGGATGACCTTCTCGAACTCGTCCGGGTTCAGGTCGATCGACCCGACCTTGCTTGCGACGAGCGTCTCGGTGTCGTCGAACAGTTGGAACTCGACCGCGTCGAGTTGATCGAGGAGCTGTCGCGCCTTCGCCTCGGCCGGCAACAGGATCTTGTCCATCGCGGGCTCGATCATGAACTGGGTCTGGACCGACGCCGGGACACCTAACACGAACGTCGCGACCTCCGCGACGTTGAGGTAGCCGAGGTGATGCCGAATCCGGACCCGTTCGTCCTCCGAAAGCGCCACCCTACTCCTCCAGCTTCTGGAGCTGAACTCCCTGACCGATGAGGTCCTCGATCCGGTAGTTCGACTCGTCGACGATCTTGCCGGGCTTCAGCATCGTCAGGGAACCGCGGTGCATGATCCGACGTTCTTGAAGGACCCGGTAGCGGGCGACCGGTACGACGGGCTCATCGGGCTCGCGTTCCTCGCGCGCGGCCCTGACGAGGTCGGGGGGCGCGAGCGGGATCGTTGCCGAGTCGTGTTCGACGAACGGTGCCCCCGAACTTCCCCCGGGGATCTGGGATTCTGCCTGCTGGGCCTGCTGCGGCTTCGGTGCTGATCTGGCCATCTCGTCTGTACCTCCGCGGTTCCTTTACCGCCCCCGCGAAGGGCGGACAAGCAAAAGGCCACCCGGCGTAAACCAGGTGGCCCTTCGCGGCTTACGGGAAGCGACTAAGCGCTAGCCCAATGCGTGCTCAATCACGACAGCGCGCTTGTAGAGCTCGCTGCCACCCTGCGCGGTGAAGTCGGTCGGGGCCGACCAGCCGGCCGTGATGGACCAGCTCGAACTGACGAGGTCCTGCATGCGGTTCACGGGAGCCCGGATGATCAGCCGGATACGGTCGGTCGAGATCTGGACGCCGTTGTTCACGATGTCGAACTCGCCGATCTTCCCGTTGACGCCCGCTTCGCTCACGTAGGCGGACTCGTCGAGCCCGTGCTCGTAGAGGGCGCCGCGGCCACATACGATCACGCGTCCGACCTTTACGCCGCCGTTGTTGACGACTTCGGCGCCGATGTCGGCCGCGTAGAACGCATTCGCCGAAGTTCCGGTCAGGGTCCCGGAGTTCCCCGAGTCAGGCGACTCGGTGTTCATGTAGAACGAGACGCCCGCGACGGTCCCGATGTACGCCTGCTTGTAGGGGGCGTTCTCGGGCAGCGATTGCTGAAGGCGCTGGTAGACCGGGTCCTGGAACACTTGAGCGTTCGTCAGGCTCGACAGGTGAGCGTGATAGAACCCGTCCTCGTGGGGCGGCACGTTGCGCTGGCGGAGTTCCGCGCAGGCATTGATGACGTCCTGAAGCGCGATCGTGTCCGAGCTTGAAAGCGCGTCGACCGAGTCACCACCGCCGCTGCGGAGGATCTTCGGGCGGAGCGCCGAAAGCACGGGCGAGCGGGTCGCGACGACCGACCCGACGGTCGCGGAGAGCGTCAAGGTACCGGGCCCGAACGGGTCCGTGGGGTCGTCGGGAGCGAAACCGATCGCGTTGCGGACGATCGGGGTCGCGCCGTTCATGATCGTGATCGAGAGCGGCGAGGAGGGACCGATCGGAACCGGGCGAACCTGAGCGTTCGTCGAACCGATGACGGTCGTGAACCCGTTGAGGGCCGCGACCCGGATCGTGGTGTCGCCGGTACCGGTTGCGGCGATCAGGTTCGTCGAGCCTCCCAAGTAGGGCTTGAAGAACGCGTTGCGGGCCATTCGGTTGACCGACATACCGGCCTGGATGCCGAGTTGGTGAACGTTCCGGCCGAACTGGTCGCCGATCGAAACGGCGCTGGTCGGCATGTGGGTGTCGATCGAATCGCCGTATTGGTCGATGCGCGCGTACCACTGCTCGTACGTCAGGGCCTGGGGATTGGGGTCGACGCCCGCGACGAGCGGGGTTGTCTTGGGGCGCAGAAGGCCCGGGCGGGTCTCCAGCTTCTCGGTGCCGAGGTTACCCTCGAAGCGCTGAAACATACCCTCGGCGCGGTACTGGAGCGCCGGCACAAGACCGTCGTGGAATGCCCTCTCGAGCATCCCCTCTTGGATGAGCGACTGAATGCCCTCCGGGAGGGCAGAGACGATAGAGCCTTGGATGGCCATTGGGATGGATCTTTCGGGTGGGGGTTCTGGTAGCCTTCGCTACTGGGCCTCTGCCACTCCTCCCGGGACCGACCGTTAACCGCCGTCGTGCGCGTATTGGGGGACTGGGTCTGCCTGTTCGCGTCTGGACACCGGAACCGTGGCATTCGTCCCGAGCCCGCGCAAGCCGCCCCCAAAAGCAGAAGGGGCAAACGACCTCTCGATCGCTTGCCCCTCCGGGGATCAGGACGTCCTCGTTACCAGGACATACCGCGCGCCCGCTTGTACTCGGCGAGCTCGGTGCTGTTCATCGAGTTCGGCTGACCGGGCCGCGGGGTCTTACCGCCGAACTTCCCCATGTCGAGAGAAGACGTTGCGGTCTTGCGGTCCTTCGGTTTCGTATCGAGCGGCACCTTCGGTTTCTTGGCCGCCTCGGCCGTCTCGCGCTTCTTCTTGTCGTCGTCGGTCTCGGTCGAATCGGCCCCGCGCGCAATCTTCGGGTGCTTCTCCGCGTACTGCCGGAACCAGGTCGAAACATCTTCTTCGTCCATCGCCCTGACCTTCGAGCTTGAGAGCCCCCGGACGTGGCGACGGAATCGGTCGAGCGCGACATCGACGTAGTCTTCCTCGAACAGCTTCGCGGCGATCTTCGTCAGGACCTGCTCCTGGCGATCGGCCAACATCCCCTCTTCCTTCTCGGAATTGAGGCGCTCGAGTTCCGCGATCCGGTCCTCCTTCTTCTTGAGGTCCTCCTTGAGTCGCGTCTCCTCGTCGAGCTTCGCCCGGCGCTCTTCATCCGCCTTTGCGTCGGCGGCTTCTTTCGCCTTCTTGAGCGACTGGGCTTCCTTGCGCTCTTCGGCGATCTTGTCGAGATCGCTCGTTCCGAAGATCCGGCGGAGTTCCTTCGCCGACATCTGGGCGACCCGCTTGAGGAACTGGGCCTGCGGGATCTTGTAGACGCCGTCGTCATCCGGGACGAGATCGTCGTCGTCACCCTTCGCGGCTTTCGGCGGATCTTTCGGCTTCTCTTCGGAAGCCTTCGGGGGATCCTTCGGTTTCTCTTCGAGCGTCTTCTCGACCGGTTTCTCAACCGGCTTTTCTTCTTCAGCCATTGATTCCTCCACGGGGTCAGGGGTCGTTTATCCCCCGACCCCGCGGGGCGAACACGCGAGACCCTCTCAGGTCAGGACGCCTTCGGAAGCCTTCAGGAGCGTATCGAGGTTCGTACCGGGCACGAGACCGAGCGTGATGGTCGCTTGCGTGACGGCATCGGCGGAAACGAACTGAACCGTGTCCTTCGCGAGGTTGAGGTTGCACTGAAGGGTCGTGCTGGAGCGCGAACCCGGCGCAATCACTTTGCCCTCACCCGTCACGGTCCCGACCGTCAGAACGGCCCGGAGCAACATCACGGCGCCGATCGCGGTCACGGATGTCGGGAGTGCAATATCACTCGTCACGACCGGGAGCGTGAGCGTTACGGTATCCATGACGGCCGGCAAGTAGTCGACGTCGACGCGAGTCCAGGCGTCAGCGGACGCGAACGTCAGGTCGCCGGCGGCCGAGATGTTGATGTGACCGGCGGCGGTGGCGCTCGTCATCGGGGGAGTGTCGATCACCAACTCGGCAGGAGTGCCGGAACCCGCGACCGCGACCGCTCGATGAATCCGACACGCCTTCGCGTCGTTCGGGAGCTTGAGCGTGTGGGTCGAGGCAATCTGGTCGAGCGGCACGGGCGCGCTGGGGGCCTGCTTGTAGAGGTGAACCGAGAGGGACCGCAGGACGTCGCCGAGTTTTGCGGTGCGGAACTCGTCAGCGAGATGGTTCGGGTTGGCTCGGTTGAAAGCGTCCTTCAGGCTCATTGGGCATTCTCCTCGGGGTGGGCCCCCAGAACGTGATTCACTGCGGTCCGGCGATCAAGTAAACGATCTTGCCGTTCCCCTTGGCCTCGAGGCCCTTCAGGTAGCCGTTCGAGGGGAATTCGAACATCTGCGTGCCGTCGATCGGAAGGATCGACACGATATCGGATCCGCCCCCCGGGTCCTGTAGCGTGAGCCGGATCTGAAACCCCGACCCGCCCGCGACCCTCACGTACAGGAGCGTCCCCTGCTGAACCGTATCGGTCGGGCCGACCCCCGAGAGGGTTGCGAACGATCCGGCGCTCGCGAGGTTCCGCTCGAGGGTTCCGGTTGAGGCGTTGACGAGCTTCTTTTGCGGGGCGAGCGAAAGCGGTTCCGTATGGGTCCCGGACGGGAACGACGAGTCAGAGACCACGTCGGGTCCGACCGAGAGACTGCCGTCCAGGACCGCGATCGACACGGGTTACTTCCCGAGCCTGTACGATTTGCGGGGATTCCCCATCGAGCCAGCACCGCGCTCGGGGGACGCCGGCGCGTCGAGTTTTTTCAGGAGCTCGCCGGAGGGTGACGTTTCGGTATTGAGGTCGGACGACTCACCCTGGGGTTGCTTCTTCTGCTCACCCTTCGTGAAGTCGCGGCCCTCGCCGGTCTTCATACCGCCCGGATTGCGGGTGAAGTCGTTGCCGGCGCCGGTCTTGACGCCGCCCGGGTTTTTGACGAAGTCGTTTCCACCGGTCGTCGGGCCGGTCGCGGTCGAGGCTCCCTTGCCGTTTCCGAAGGGGCTCTCTTTACCGGTACCGGGATATTTGCCGTCAGCGTTCATCTGTCACCTCGCAGGCCAATCATGGATGGGGGCGCGGAGTGGTTCAACCACGCAACCGATAAGACTTCTTGGGGGCTTCTTTCGCGGGAGGCTTGAGCGGGGTCTCGCCGTCGGGGCCGGGGTCACGTTTCACCTCGCCGGGCGGATACCCCGGGTAGACCTTGGTTGGAGCAACGGCGGCCGGTGGGTCGGGCATCTTGCCGGGTGCCGGTTTCCCGCTGAGCGAGTACTGCCCCGTGTGGTCCCGTAGTCCGGTTGCGTCTCTCAGCTTGTAAGGTTTCGTCGCCATCCTGGCCTCCACCGCGCCGCGCGGCGCGGTCCCGTAGCTTCGCGCCCCCAGGGGAGCGGTGCAAGGGGCGCTACTTTCCGAACTTCTCGAGCGGGATCGTCGTCATCTTGGGCCGCGGCGGTACGGGGCCCTTCCGGCCCTCCGCGCGCCAGCGCGCGCTTACCTGCTCGGCCGGACGCCACGCGAGCGTCGCGGGGATCGGCCACGAAACCCGGTGCGGGATGACGGTCTCGCGATCGTTCGGTCGATTCGGTGGGTGTTGGTAAAGCCCGAGGTACCAACCGAACGGTTCCTGCATTCGACGGATCTGGCCATGAACCTGGTAGGAGTCCCACGAGGTGCGGTCGTCGAACACCGCGCACAGGATCTTCGTCATATCGCCAAGCTGCTTGTCCGCCTCCTGCATCCCCTCGTGCGCGGCAGCGTTGTACGCGTACATCGACTCAGTGCGAACGATCCGTTCCGCCCAGTGTTTCGGAGCCCCCTGGAGGAAAGGCGAGTTTTCGACGAGGTCCTGCCGGACTTCCGCCCATGACTTGCGGGCCACGAGCCCGACCTGAAGCGACTCCTCGAACTGCCCCACCACCTCTTCGCCGTACCGGTCCAGGATCCCCTTCTTGGCCGGATGCTCAGGCGTCTCATCGCCGGTCGACATCAGCCGGCGCAGCATCGACGAATCGGTCCCGGAATAGGCACGGTCGAGGATCGCGGCTTCCTTCAGCGCGAGCGGTCGCGCCCCAACCCCCCTGAATGCCTTCTCGGCGCGTCCGAGGTAGTCGACGAGGTTACCGACGGACCGGTCGACCGCGTCGTGCCCTTGGTCGACCACGAGCCGCCCCAGGCCCTTCTGGAGTCCCTTCGAGACATCCCGGACCTGCCGGAGCGTCGCCTGAAGTTGCTCGTGTGTGAACGACCCCTGACCGGGCCCTCCACCGGCACGCGTCGACGCTGCGATCCGTTTCGTCAGGTCGGCCGCGGCCCGGTCGAGGAGCTTCTGAAGTCGTTTCTGCCCGACCCGGCTCGAAAGGTCGATCGCCTCGGCGCGGTTGCGCTTAACGACGTCGAGTAGGGCCTCGTCCCGCTTGGCCATTACGGATCCTCTCGAGTCGGCGGGTCGCGGCCCAGCAGAGGTCGCACAGACAGGTCTTCAGGACCCCGCTCTGGCACCGGCGTGCCGCGTGGTCGGAGATTAACCGGATGAGCCTGTCGATCTCGATCTGCTCGGGAGCAGGCGGTTGAACGCGGCGACGCATTCACGATCGTGAACACGCGGCGCCTCTACTTCAAACCGGGTGGCTTCGGAGCTTTCGGTGCGAACGGATTCGGCGGCCTTTTGGGCATCCCGGGTTTCGGCTCGGGTTCGCTCTCGTCGTCCTCGTCGTCATCTTCCCCGGGAGCGTCGTCTTTCCCAACCGGGCCACCCGCGGGCGGGAACATCGTGGCCTGCCGGACCTGGTCTTCTTGGTTCGACTTCTGAACCTTCCCCCACTCCTCGGCGGGGTCGCGGTTGAAGATCGTCGCGGCTTCCTCGACCGCCGTTTGCTGCGACAGAACCGCTTTGCCGCCCGACGCGAGCTGGACTGCCTGTACGGCCTGGTTCTTGTCCTGGGCCGTCAGCGGGAACCATTCGCCCCACCCGAGGTCGATCCGCTCGCCTTTGCCCGGAACCCGTTCGACTTCTTCGAACATCGGGATATCGGGTTCGGGTTCTTCTGACTTCGGTTCCGGGATCCCGTCTGGTCCGATCTTCGGGGGGTCCGGGGGAGGCTTCGGAACCGGCACCATCTTGGGCGGCAGATCGATCGATTCGACTGCTTCGACCGAATTGGATTCAGCCTCAGAAGATTCGCTTTCTGATTCCGACTTCGGGTCGGCCGGAACCTGAATCGTGACGGGTCGGCCGTTACGCTCGCGCGCGACCCGGAGCTGCTGCTCGATGAGCAGCTTGATCCCGGCCCCATAGAGCTCTCGGTGAACGGCTGCCTTCCCGAGCATCGGAGCGTAGATCGCTTTGATCGCGACCGAGCTCGTACCGGCCGCCGCGACCTGATCGGGGTCCGGGATCACGCACTGGCAGGCCTCGAGGATCGACGCGCGCGCGTCCGCCTTCGCGGCGAGTCCGGCCGTGACGCCCGAGCCAGCAATCTCGAGGTAGTGGGCATCGCCGTTCTCGCCGACCGTCAGGGCGTTGTCCGACCCCTTCTTGATCCCGGTCCGGCCCGCGACGATCGCGTTCATCTTCAGGACCACGGTTGGGTCGAGGTTGAGGATCGTGCCGCGCGAGATGACGGAGTTCAGGAGGTCGAGCGAGTCCATCGCGTCGTACTGCCCGTGGTAGTCCGGAACCCCCTCGGGGTCGCTCGACGGCTGATTTTGAATCCAAACAAACGGGCAGAACCCGAACCCGTGTTGGACTTTACCTTGGGGATCCTCGATCCACATCGGCTCGACGCCCGGTTTGAAAGGCGCCGGCAAGAACGACACCGTCGCGTCCGGGGTCCAGTCCTGACGCTGCCAGTAGTAGTTCCGAACGATACGCTTCTTCAGAGCGTCGTACTCGTCTTCGTGCGTGATGGTGAACTCCGAGACGTGCGCGACGATCTGCTTCTTCCGGTCTTCCCACTCGTGCACGTAAAGGTTCCGGACGTTGTGGACCTCGACCCGCGGCTTACCGCGGTCGAACGCCCACGAGATTCCGACGGACCCGGTGGCGCCCCCGAGGTTTCGGGCCTGCACCATCGCGACCCTCAGGCCCTCTTCTTTCGCGAGCGCTTCCGCGTAATCTTGCGTGTCGGGGTCGCCCGAGCAGAGAAGTCGGGGCCAGCGGTCTTCCCCGAACAGCATGTTGGTGAAGGCTTCGACGATCGTTTTGCCGATCCGGATCGGCGCCGACGGCCGACGCTGACGAAGCGGGATGTAGAAGCTCGCGACCTCGGCCGTGATGAGCGGCTGCATGGCCTCCGAGCCGCGGCGCTGAATTCGGCCGTCGAAGTCGTACTGCTTGTAATCGTGTTGGGTGCAGTCGAAGTACTGGAGCATCCTGGTGAGCTCGAAGTACCGCTCGCTCTTGATGATCGCGGATGCTTTAAAGTCGTCGTCCGCCATCACCGGGCCCTCGCGCGGGCGGCCGCGGAGCCCGCGAGCGGCGCGGCAGCGGCCGGCATCGGACGCGCGCGTTCGGCTCGTCCTTCTTCGATCATTCGCTCGGCTTCTGCCGAGAGCGATACGCCGAGGATCTCGTCCGGCTCCTCGACCGCGCCGCGCGGCGCGGTACCGGCCCGGTCGAGCGCCGGCGACAACCGGCACCCAACCTCGAGGAGCGCGAGACCGGCCCCGTACAGGGCGAGTCCCGCGACGTCGCCGACGAGCGTCCTGAACCTCATCTGTTCCCTTCTAGCCCCCGGGGACCGGGGACTCAAACGGCTCAGGCGAGGACCGAGAACCAAACCGTGATCGTGACGCTACCGGCCGTGAGAGCCGCGAGCGTGTGGCCTCCATCGGGCGTGAAGGTCGCGTTGAGTTGCTGGGCCGAGAACTTCCCTTGCGCGTGAGCACCGGTGCGGGGCGATAGGGAACCGGTCGCGGCGCCCGTGAAGACGTCCATCTGGCTCACGATCGCGGCCGCGACGGTGCCGCCGATGTCGAGCTTCACGGCCGAGACCGAGCCGCCCGAGAACAGGGTCGTGACGAGTACTTCGTGCGCGAGCACGATCGCGTTCGCCGGCAGGGCAGCGCCGATCGCGACTACTTGGGCTTCGCCCGCGACCGCGTCCGTCAGGGTCGCGTCCGTCACCGTCACGGTGCGCTTCTGGAGCGCAATCGCGGCGTCTGCCGATGCTTTCACTTCCGCGAGTGCGGTCTCAACGTTCTGCGCCGTGAAGAGCGAACCGGCATCTTCGATTCCGACGGCTGAGGCGCCCGAACCAGTCGCGGTCGACGCGAGGCTGGCGTTGAGCCCGACCATCATGATCTCTTCGAGTTCGACTTCGTTCGCCCCTTTTGCGTGCGCCGCAACCGCTTTGGCGGCTGCTGCCGCGACCGTCGGGTCCGTTGTCGGCACCAGCAAGGCGCCAGCCCCGGTGGCCTGACTGTAGGAGAACGCGTCGACGACGCTATCGAGCGTGACACCAGGAAGCAGTTTGCCGCCCGCGAACGTGACGGTGTTGATCAAAAAGTAGGTCGCCATCTTGGGTTCTCCTCGGGAGTACCCAATGATGTCAGAGCCCGGCAGACGCCGCAACGAATCAGGTCGAGCAGTTTCCCGGATTCATCAGGACCCAGTTGGCGGCACCGCCTCCGAGGGTTGCGTTGATCGTATAGACGATCTCGGCGTACCCGGGTCCAAACGTAGGAGCCCCCGGAACGTGACAGAGCGTAACGGCCCCCGCGTTTTTGATCGTCAGGTCGAAGAGTCCGGAGAAGTTGAAGATCTTGACGATCGCCCCCGGTTTAACCGGAACGTCGTTGTAGAAGGTAACGATGTGCCCCTCGCCATCAGGTGAAAGCGCGAGCTCGGTGATCGATGCCGTCAGGCGAATGTCGTGTGTGGTTCCATAGCCGGCGGATGTATCGCCCGAGATGATCTGTACCTGAAGTTCCGGCGGAACTTGGGAACCGTCAAACTGCTGATACTCCTTAACGACCCACACACCCGACCCGATATGGATCCAGGTGATGAACGACGATTTGCCCGATACCGAACCGGCATCGGTCCAGGGGTTCGTGATGAAGTTCCCATTCCAGGTAATTTCGGTTCCCCCGGCTTGAGGGCGGAAGTAAAGTGTGAGCGTCCACCAAAGTGGAGGATTCACACCGTTGAACTTCGGCTGGTTGACCTTGAGGCTGCTGGAATAGATGACGTGTTGCTCGAACCCATTCAGTAGATCGGGCGAGATCTCATCAGGCGTCGGCCCGGTGTTGATCGGGCACAGGTAGTAGTTTCCGAACGTCCCGTCGGGGGTTGCGCTTCCCCCCTTGGAGAGAAGCTGCATCGTTGTGTCCGTCATGTTCGACAGATCGACGAGAGACCACGACCCACCGTTCGTCCAGACAGACCAACGCGGTTTAACGGTACCGGCGAACTGCGACCCGATCGTCGTGATGTGTACGATCGTGCCAGTACCGGCCTGCGTAGGTTCGAACGTATAGAGGTCCCCCGAGTGACACATGTCGAACTCGATCGCCGCGATGGTCGTATTGTTCGCCGCATGCATGCGGATAAAGTTGCCTAGGTGCAGGCTGTCCGCGTTGTTCTCCCAATGGCACGTTTGAAACTTGAGCTGGTTACAGGCGTTGTTGTTATCGGCCGGTCGAAAGAACGTGCTGGCCTGCCCGATGTTCGCCTGAAACAGCGCACCAGTAAAAGACGACTCACCTAGTCCCTCCAGATCGAGACCGACCCCACATGCTTGGGCCGATAGGCCGATCGACTTGTGTGTATTCGAGCCGATGTAGTGAAGCCCTCGCCCGCACCCTACGACCGCAAGATCGTCTTGCGTACAGGCGAACGTTGTGTCGAAGTCGATACCAATTTTGAAGTTCGCGAATATGACATCGGTCAACTTGCAATTGACCCAATCGTGAGCGAGTCCTGTATTCCGTCCAAGTCCGGTACCCGTACCATAACCCGGTCCAACAACGGCGAAGTGCGCGAGCGTCGGTCCCACGTACGGTTGGCCGTCCACTTCTAAGAAACCACCCGAAAACACGCGTACGGTCGAGCCGTATTGCAGATCGGTTCTTAGCCAGTCGTCTGAACCAAATACCGACTGGGCGAGTGTAGCGGCGCCATGTCCGCTGATCTTAAGCCCGGGAATCGTAATCTGATCAAGCGGACCCGACAGCGCGTACGCGCGCGCACTACCCGGTATCAGAACCTCTTTACCTCGAGCCTGTGCGAAGGCGATCGCGTCGTTGAACGACGCGAGATTGTCGGTGCCGTAGCAGAATCGCAGGGAGCTCCCGGCGACAGTTGCACCTGGGGAGATCGTGACGTTGTGCGAGTTGACGAGCGCAGAGATCGTCGCCGCGTGTTGAACACTCCGGTAGAACGTCTGCCCCGAAAGACTCGGCGGCGCCGGGTAGATGTATGCGCTGGTGTTGCTCGCGACCGAGACGACGTTGTATTCGGCAGACGCAATCTTGATCCGCTGGCCCGTAAAAAACTCCGTCGTGAACAGAGTACCGGACCCTGTGAGCAAATAGCCTTCATTCGCGACGAACGAAGTACTAGTCGTGACGGTTCCGGTCCCGACAGTTTTCGGCGTGTGAATCAGGACGATCTTGCCGACGTCGGCCGCCGTGAAGGTCGTCGCGGTCGACTGGAGGTTGTTGACGCTTCCGCCCGACAACACACCGTCAGCGGCCCCCGCGACATCGGAGATAGCTCCGAAACTCAGAACGTCCACGGGACCACTGACGACCAGTTGACCTGTTGTGTCGGTGATCAACGATCCCGCGCCGTATCGACCAAGCCGCTGCGCCCGCATATCGATATCGGGCATCGCGGTCGAGTTACCAGAAGACGCGATACTGGCGCCGATACAAGACTTCAACGCGACCCGGACGTCGTGGGCTTGTGCGTAAACAGACCCAAACAGATCGTTCCCTTGCGTGTCGTACACCGACGGGTGGTCCTGCGAGATCCAGAACTGGCACCCGGTCGCGCGGAATGCCGAATTGGTCGGGAGCTCCTGCGAACCGATCTGGGTTTTGGCTTCGACGTACACGAAACCAGACCCGGAATAAGTACCGTTGCCGACAGACCCAACGAGTGTGAAGGTGTTGGCATCGGACACCGTCACGGTCCAGAAACCGTTGGCGCTGGTGTTGCCTAGCGCTCCGAAGACTTCGATCCGATCGCCTGTTTTGAGAAGGTGCGCCGCCGCCGTGCATACGATAGGGGCTGTGTTCGTCGCAGCCGTAATGGCAAAGTTACGTTGGTTCCAGATCAAACCACCTTCGATATCGACGGCACCACCGAGAAAGTCGATCGCGACGTCCCAGTCGCCCGTATACGCGCTGGCGTTGACGGGTGACATGTACCACTCGCAATTCTTCATCAGAATCGAGCCAGCGCCCGACCCGACTCCGCCTCCACTATTCACGATTGCGTTGTTGCCCTCGGCTTCGACATCGTACAGGGCAAGGCGCGCGTTACCGCCCGCCAGAACCGCCGCCCCCACGCATCCGTTGATTACGCCACCGAACATGGATGTCGGGCCCGACGACAACGCCATGTTAAGCCCATAGCGAAAGTAGTTGAGTGCGCTTCCAAACAGCGCAACGTTTTTCGTATTGTTCCCGGCTAGGTTCACGATGCCGTCGGCAAGTTGCCCGACCAAGTAGGTCGTCTGGATCGTGCATCCGTAAAAACGGATGTTGTCTGTTTGGGTGATACCTCCGGTGTTGGGACCGAGGGCTACGGCGGCGCCGCCTGCCACGTTCCTGGGGCTTGTGATCTGGCAGTCGTGAATGTCGACACCTGATGCGCCGATCGCGTTCACTTGGTCGGGACGGATCCAAAGGACGCGCTTA